TCAAAGCATGAACGAACAAGAGGGGCTGTTTCTTCATCTCGATCAGGGCTTGGTGTTTGTTGAAGTGGAGGGTCACTATAACTAAACCGATGGCTACGAGCCCCTCCACCTTCGTGTCGGAACTGGTTTACCGTAGGGAAGACTCTACCCTTATGAGTATAATCTACAATAAAATTCCGTAGAAATTTTTCCGCCACATCTGTTAGACTCTTGATCTTATGAACGGCACGTGGAAACCAATGTTGATGATTGGCCATAAATCCTTTTTCAAAACTTGCCTGTCCTTCAGTATATTGTTCAGTTGGCATGGTCCTAGGATAAACTAAATCGCGTTTATCAAATTGGTCCCTTAGCCAATGATTAGATCTTATTTCTTTCACCGTAATTTTATCACCAGTTGATTTGCTAAGGTCATACAACATATCCTTACATCGTTCTTCAATAGCCTTGGCTGTTTCTTCAGCTTTACGTTTATTTACTCGAATGCCCCGTTGTTTCATCTTTAGAGTAATCGGCATTAAATCGCGTTCAATCTGATATGCAGCATCCAAGTTTTCTTGGGTAAGCAAAGGACGTAATTTTTGGGCGAGTTGGAGGGAACTTACAGCATCCTGTTCTGCGTACGGACCAACGTATTCAGCCGGGTATTCATGCATAAACTGTTTGATTTCTTTCTCTTTCACTTTGTAACAACTCGCATATTCCTTTAATAATCTTTCATCCTTGCCGGGTAATCCCTGCCACCGGCAGAGTTCATCTAATGTAAACGAAGGAAGGTTTTCATTTATCATGGAAGCCATGGCTTGCGTATCATCTATTAAGACGGGTGGTGGTATATCGAATATAGCTTGAATCCATCCCCAATCGTACTGGAAGTTGTGAAATATAAAGCGAGTATGATTTTGTGCTGCTATAGACTTTAGCCATCGCCCTACAAGGTCTCGATCAAGATATGTTTTACGGTCGTGGCGGAGTGGGACGTATATCTTTTGATCACGCCATGCCGCAGATATTCCACAGATAAATCCTGTGCTTATGGCATTCTTATCACACTTGAAAAATCCTGGTCCACGGTTCTCTCTTAATGACGGGTCGCAGGTTTCTGTATCTATAGCAACTTCTTGTTCTTGAGAAAGATCAGGGAGTTCTGTTGGAATCTTCCAGCTACTAGCTAGATGTGCGAAGGGGAGAAGAACTTGATCGAACACTGGTTGACGCCGCGCGGCCATTGGCTACCTGCCCTATGCCCTTAGATGATTCTTTGCTGCCAGTCTGGATGGTGCGTAATGCCCTTAACAGGAGGGGCTGGTACTACCCTAGCCACCCCCCCTATTCCTCGCCCAAAACCGATGCGTGATGACCTCCATCTTCTGGTGTACCGGGGCGGTTAGATTCTTCTACAGGCGGCTGTTTAGCGATCTCAATGATATCTTCCAGCACTAAATGAGCTGTGTGAAGATCGTCCTGATCCCGGTAATTACTGAGTATCAGAATGTATTCTTCTTCAATAATACTTAAATGATTGATAGCAGAAAATCGACTTACTTCATATCCAATTTCAGTGCGGGTAAGTTCTCGCACAGTAGATTTAGTGCTGTAAGATTCTATCAGTTTATCAAGGTAATGCATGGCCTTGTGAAGGTCATCTATTCCACCCTTCTTACGCCATCGAGCCACATACTTAGTAGAACAGCCCTCCAAATAACCAAGAGGGATTTTGATGGCCAAATCCCAATGTATGTATTGACTTGCATAATGGGATGGAACTCTTTCATTAGCAGACATTATATGGTGCTCCCTCTTTCCCTGAGCCAGCCGTTAACTTCTTGTGACAGACAAGACTCAGCAGCTAAACGCTGAGCCGCATACATGGTTTCTATCATAAATATTTCTGCATATTTGTTTCCCATATTTAATTCATACTCACCAGTTTCGTGCATTTCCAGATAATCACATATTTTGACCTGAATTCTTTCTTCCTTAGTTAGTTCAGGTAATTTAAGATCAAGTTGCTTTAGGCCGATGAATTCTGCATTGTCCATTGCTTCTTTGAGCCTTGGAACCGATTTTTTAACACCGAAAGGAATATCACCGGCATACAATTCCCCACTATCATGGTGAAGGCAATAGTAGAGTACTTCCACACGAGGGAATCCAAATACTTCTACGAATATACAAGCGACGCGCCAGCAATGATGTCCCACTGTCTGGACATTTATCATCGGCCAAGTCGAATACCGCTTGACACATCCGGCTAGGTATCGAGAACTATAAACATGTTGACGATCAACCATGGTTTCTCCTTTGTATCCACTCTGTCCCTGCTTTGCGCCAGTCTGCTGCAATAACACTTTCCATCATATCAAGAGCTCCGGGAATATCTTTTTTCTTATATAGATAGTGTGCTTCAGCCATTGGAAGAACTACTTGCCCCAAGAACGGATCAGAAATCATACCACTATAAGCTTCCTTACCCTCGTGTATTCCATCTATCCATTGCATAGTTTCTTGTAATTCTTTATCAAATGTTTCAGGATATGAAACTAGAGGCTGTGTCTGTTCATAATCCCAAGAATTTTTCAAGGCTACATATAGATTTGAGTTTACGGTTGGCTTCAAACGCTTCTGCAACATATCCAAATGTTCTACATAAAGATGCAGATTGGTCGAAATTTGCCAGTATCTTCCTACATCTATTCCAATCATACTTGCCACATATTCTTGCATAAGTGGAAAATGAACAGCGTTAGCACCGCAGCATCCCCATATCAAATCATTGGATCGATTGAATACAATCATATCTAATCCATTATCTTGAATACGAAATGTTACTACAAGATTACAAGGTTTAGGACCCAGAGGCATCATTAAATCATCACATCCGGCTCCCCACATTTGGAGCACGGCTTGCCGGGTAGTAGGATCTTTTTTCAACTGTCTAATAATTTCAAGTAATTGATCATAACCTAAACCGTGTCGCCATCTCCGGCCATATGCATCGGGTATTATACCACCGACACCATACGTTAAGCTGAAGTCTTTGATATAATGATCAAGAAATGCTCCATCACTTCTACCAGCCAGCATCCACATGGCTTCCATTAAATGGAAGAAGGGATTTGCATCTCTTACCTCGTTTATTAGGACATGCTGTTTGGGATATTCATAACGAATAGAGACAGGAGTTTTAGCGACCCAAGCATCACCGTTCCTGGTCTTTTCCCTATCTCCAGAGTGTAGGATATGTCGTAGTGCTTTAGGCAGAGCATCACGGACATTAGCCGCATGAATCACGTACATCAGTTTCCTCCTTTATAGCGATACGTGCGCCGCTTAGTATTAGATCACGTGGGGTTCCCCAACTTATTGGAGTATAGCTAGTTCTTAGTGCTATCTTTTCACTTTGCATGGCATCAAACACGTGACTAAGGTATGGTTCTTGTTTAGTTTTTATAATTGATTCTGATACACTAATAAACTCATCATAAGCATTCTTATGAATAAAATATGCTCCTTGTACAGCGTATTCTGATATACGATTCTTTTCTTCGATATGATTAAATGATCCTATCTTATCAACATAGGAAAAGGCTGGATTGGCACTACGACTTACTAGAACTCCAGAATGGTTTAATTCAGAAAGTTTATCTAAATCGTTAGTAGTGTTGAGAATATCACAATCTAGTATTAGATAAGAATCCCAAGCACCATTGTCATAGTCACCCAAGATACTCACCATTTGAAGTGCTGTATCTGCTGGTCCTTTTGTTACACTTATTTCAGTTGACCAAACTCCTGGTGCCATAAACTCGGTTCCTGGAGGAACTGCTATATGGACTCCACCAAACTTAAAAGGAATTGTGTTGATCACATGCTGGAGCATATAGACGCTTGTTCCACGCCATACGATTTCTAAGAATGGCTTGGGAATATCGATCCCAGCTTCTAGGAACCGTTTGCTTTGACCAGCCGCAAGGATAATCACATACATAGTTCCTCCAATTCTTTTCCTACTCGTGTTGCCCATTGCGTCGCACTGTCGAAGATATCCCTCTTAGCGATTCGTTCAACAGCAATCTTAGCCCAATAGATAGCTCGCCTTGCTATATCATAATCTTTCATAAATATTGGCCAATCGTATTGTATAAGCGGAACTCCACGTAAAACCACTTCCCATCCTAATAAAGACTGTAACATCTTTCCATAGTCTACTCCCTTTATGCTTGGTTTTTTTAACCATTGAGGAGGAATAGGGTCGGTAATGCGTATAAATCCTTCTTTAGTCATTAAAACATTATCTAAAGTAGGATCACCATGTATCACACATTCTGGTTCTTCTGCCCAATTAGGAATAGACATTAATCGAAATGTAACTTCACTAAGCCATTCACTATCAAGACACCAAACATTCTTTTCCAAAAGTTTTTCTTGTACAATTAGACTATCCCGGTTAAGTTCTGCTGGATACAGATACTCCATGAAATAAGAACCTGAATTAATAGCATAGATTTGAGGACTTATATCATATCCCAAATACAACATAAACTTAGC